GTTCTTGGTCACAAAGGTGCAGCGCTTGATAACCCAAGAGTAATAATTAAAACAGATGTTGATTCTGCAAAAGAGATTCAAAAAGCTGTCAAAGGCACTGGCAAATTCCGTATGATGAAACGTACAGATCACGTTGCAGTATATCTTGACTTTAAAGATGGTGATGAGTTAAAAGCTGGCATGGCTAAAGTTAAAGGGATTAAGTAATGTCATTACATAGTTTTAAAGCACATTTAGAAGAAGCTTTAGGTGGAAGTGCTGTCAATCCTGAGTTTACAGCTCAACGTGCTGGCGAATGGGATAAACGTAAAGGTGCTAATGCACATTCCGATATTATGACAGATGATCTGGGTATATCTAAACGTGACATCGCATCAAAGCCATACTCTGCATACTATTGGGAAAATGCTAAGCGCATAGCAGCTGTTCCTACCTCGGACTTTCATTATAAAGCCTATTCTATAGATAAGAAGCACATTGAATATAAAGATAAAAGCTCTAGTCTTCCTTCTAAGGGTCCAAACGAGTTTGTTACAGTTATAATCTCGGCCAAAGTTCAAGTGCTTTGTGCAATTATTAAGACTAACGAAAGTGATTCTAGTTTTAGTCCTAGCGTCATGGTGTTTATTCCTGGACAAAAAAGATCTTTACCAATGAAATTCAAGCCTAATACCACTTCACAAGAAATAGTGAAGGCAATAGCTAAGAAGCATGGCGCAGCACTTACGGCAGCATACCGATGAAACGGTTTAAAGAACATTTAGAAGCTTTGCAAGAAGCTTTACCTAAAGGTGCCATCGCAGGATTTGATGGTGGTGATGACTACGGTGACATAGTGATATATAAAGACGGATCTGGTTTTTATGCTGATGGTGAAGAAAGTGATTTTAAAGTAAAGAATATGAAAGAACTCAAACAGAAACTAAAGTCTATTGGTATCAACCCAAGCAAGCCATACTTTGGTAAATTATAAGGAGCGGAAAATGAAAGATACATTTTTGTTATCAGGATTAAAGCGGTGGAAAACATCACAGCAAGCACACTGTCGTTCGTATGCAGGCTTTTTAACACTAGAAGGATTATAGGAGCAAGCTTATGTTATCATTATTAGGAACTTTACTTGGCTTTGCTGGCTCTGCTGTTCCATCAATCTTAGGACACTTCAAAGAGAAACAAGTATCTAAAGATAATCTAGCTATTTTAGAAATGCAAGGCAAACTTGCACGTGACGGTGTAGAACTCAACCTTATGGAGTTTAGGGAAAAGGCAGCTGATGATGAGCATAAGCGCCTTATAGAACATGATATTGCAATTTCAAAAGATACGAGCTTCATGGGTCAAGTCCGTGCATCAGTTCGTCCACTTATTACATACCTATTCTTTGGCTTATTTGCTGCAGTTAAGATCTCAGCTCTTATGGTTGCCATGGATAATAGTGCTAACTTCGATGTTGCTATTAATCAGGTATGGGATGAAGAAACACAAGCAATCTTCGCTGCTATAATTTCATTCTGGTTTGGTTCGAGAGCACTCTCTAAAAAATAATGTAAATACATGTGTACATTCGTGCGCAACTAGTGTATAATAGACCTTATTAATGAGTTAAGCGGAGCTTCAATGAACAACAAAAATACTGTTACTAAACGTGACGGACGTCATGAGCACTTTGATCTAGAGAAGATCCACAAAGTGTTAGATTGGGCAACCAATGGTATCGCAGGTGTATCTATTTCTGAAATAGAATTGCGTGCTAATATACAATTATTCGATAGAATTCCTGCATACGATATACATGAACTATTGATTAAGTCAGCTGCTGAATTGATTTCAGAGTTGACACCTAATTATCAATACGTTGCTGCTAGATTAGTTAACTACAAAATACGTAAGGAAGTCTATGGTCAATTTGAACCATGGCCATTACTTAGGTTAGTTAAAGAGAACGTAAATCGTGGAGTGTATGACACTGCGATATTAGATAACTATACTGAAGAAGAAATTGAACTGCTTGGTTCTTATATCAAGCATGATCGCGATGATGAGTTTACTTATGTTGGCATGGAACAATTCCGTGGCAAATACTTAGTGCAAGATCGTCGTACAAAAACAGTGTATGAAAGCCCTCAAGTATTGTACATGCTTATTGCTGCAACACTATTTTCACAATATGCAACTGAAACTCGTATTAAATGGGTTAAGGATTATTACGATGACATCTCTACGTTTGGCACATCTCTACCGACGCCTATTATGGCAGGTGTACGCACTTCTACGCGGCAGTTCTCGTCATGTGTTCTCATTGAGTCTGACGATACGTTGGAAAGCATTAACGCTACCGCAACGTCCGTTGTACGCTACATTTCTAAAAAAGCTGGCATCGGCATTAATGCTGGTAGAATCCGGGCTGTCGACAGCCGCGTCGGCGATGGTTCTATTGTACATACGGGCTTAATTCCGTTTCTTAAGTATTTCTCTTCTGCCGTCAAGTCATGTTCACAAGGTGGTGTTCGTGGTGGAGCAGCTACTGTATATCTTCCAATATGGCATCTTGAATTTGAAGACCTAGTAGTATTGAAGAACAATAAGGGTACTGAAGAGAATCGTGTACGTCAATTAGATTACGCGTTCCAGTTCAATAAGTTAATGTATGAGCGTCTATTAACCGGTGGTAACATTACATTGTTCTCACCCGCAGATGTTCCTGGCATGTATGATGCGTACTTCAATGATCAAGATAAGTTTCGTGAGCTCTATGAGAAAGCTGAACGTAGTACTAAGATTCGTAAGAAAGTCTTACCTGCTATGGAAGTATTCTCTCAGTTTGTAACCGAACGTAAGGACACTGGTCGAATCTATCTAATGAATGTGGATCATGCTAATGAGCACGGTTCTTTCTTACCAAAGAAGGCTACGATCTATCAGTCTAATCTATGTACTGAAATCAATCTACCTACTAAACCTTTGCGAAGTGCAGATGATAAAGAAGGTGAAATTAGTTTATGTACTCTTAGTGCTATTAACTGGGGCCAAATCAATGATCCAAAAGACTTTGAAAAGCCTTGCACTTTAGCAGTTCGTGCATTGGATGCATTGCTTGACTATCAAGAGTATCCTATTCCAGCTGCAGAAATATCTACAATGAATCGTAGACCATTAGGTGTAGGTATCATCAACTTAGCATACTTTCTTGCAAAGCGTGGGCTTACATACGGTTCTCCAGAATCGTTACTTGTGATTGATGAATATGCAGAAGCATGGTCATACTATTTGATTAAAGCATCAGTTGATCTTGCAAAAGAAAAGGGTGCATGTTTAAAGTCTGATGAGACTAAGTACCATAGTGGAATCTTACCAATTGATACATATAAGCGTGATGTAGATGATTTAGTACCACATCAAGAACGTATGGATTGGGAAGGTTTACGCTGTGATCTTAAAACCTATGGTATTCGTAACTCTACTCTTATGGCTCTTATGCCCGCAGAAACATCTGCACAGATTAGTAATTCAACGAATGGTATTGAACCACCTCGTGCACTTGTATCATATAAGGCTTCAAAGGATGGAGTGATGGCGCAAGTTGTTCCAGGTTATCATCACCTTAAGAACAAGTACGATTTATTATGGAACATGAAAACACCTGAAGGATATTTAAAGGTGTGCGCTGTGTTGCAAAAGTATATCGATCAAGGTATATCTGTTAACACTTCCTATAATCCTGAACACTTTGATGAAGGTAAGGTGCCAATGTCTCAGTTAATAAAAGACATTGTAACCTTTTATAAGTATGGTGGTAAGCAACTATATTATAATAATACACACGATGGTGCCGGTGAAATGAGTACCGGAGATGATCAACCTGAATTAGATCAAGTTGATTACGATGAAGACGATTGCGATAGCTGTACAATATAGAAGGAACTCGAATGTCAGTATTTAAAAAACAAAGTAAGTCTCATATGGAATCCCTCATGTTCTTTGATGGAGGAGTAGATGTAGCACGATATGACCAAGTTAAGTATCCTGCTCTTGAGAAGATCACTGAAAAAATGTTAGGTTTCTATTGGAGACCTGAAGAAGTAGACGTATCTAAAGACCGTTCAGACTTTGCTAATCTTACTGACTTTGAGAAGCATATCTTTACATCTAACCTTAAGCGTCAAATCTTATTAGATTCAGTTCAAGGCCGTGGTCCAACAGAGACGTTTATGTCTGCAGCTTCTATACCTGAAATCGAACCTATGGTTATGGCATGGGCATTCTTTGAAACTATTCACTCACGCTCTTATACACATATCATTCGCAATGTGTATGCTAATCCATCAAAAGTATTTGATGAAATGTTAGACATAGAAGAGATTGTGGATTGTGCAAAGGACATCTCAGCTTACTATGATTCTTTTATTGAGTATCAGAAATGGTATGATTTATTAGGAGAAGGTGTGCATACTGTAAATGGTAAGGAAGTAGTGATTACTAAGTATGAACTAAAGAAACGTTTATGGATTGCATTAAACTCTATTAACATATTAGAAGGTGTTCGATTCTATGTTTCTTTTGCGTGCTCTTGGGCATTTGCAGAATTAAAGAAGATGGAAGGTAACGCTAAGATCATTAAGTTTATTGCTCGTGATGAGAACACTCACCTTGCGGCATCACAGACTATCATTAAGTCTCTTCCAAAAGAAGATCCAGAATTTGTTAGGATTCGTGAAGAATGTGCAGTACAGGTAACTGATATGTTTGTTGCTGCTGTAGAACAAGAGAAGCAATGGGCAGATTACTTATTTAAAGATGGTAGTATGATTGGTTTAAACTCTAAACTTTTATCTAACTATATTGAATGGATTGCAAGCAAGCGTATGAAAACTCTTGGTATCACATCTCCGTACTCTGTGCCTCAAGCTAACCCACTACCATGGACTGAGAAATGGATTGGAGGAGGTAACGTACAGGTTGCACCTCAAGAAACAGAAATTAGTTCATATGTTATAGGTGGAGTTAAGCAAGATATGGACGAAAATACATTATCAGGAATGTCATTATGATTGTTATATACGGTAGAGATGATTGTGCTTTCTGTGATATGGCTATAAAACTAGCTACTGAAAAGGATATACCACACAGGGTTAATAAGATTGGTACTGACGTATCAATGTATGAGTTTAAAGACATGTTCCCAGTTGCGCGTACAGTTCCACAGATTCATAAAGTTGGACCTTCTGGAAATGAATATATAGGTGGATACACAGAGTTTAAAGCCTGGGTATCATCAATAGAAATGCTAGGAGAAATGTCATTATGACAGAATGTTATAGTTGTGGTTTAGAGTTTGAAGTTAAGTTTGAAGACAGTGATGCAGAACTTAATTTTTGTCCATCATGTGGGTCAGGCATAATCGACCCTGATAAAGAAGAAACACAATTAGAAATGAATCTTGGAGGAGATGAATAAATAAACTAAAGTACAAAAGGTTTATTTATGAAAAGTTGGAGTTATAAAGGTATACCCTTTACGTCAGACATGATCGGTGAATATGAAGGGTTCGTTTATATAGTTACTGATCTATCTAATAGTATGAAGTATATTGGTAAGAAGAATTTCCATTCAAGAGTTAAGCTAAAACCTTTAAAGGGTCAGAAGCGTAAACGCACCAAAATATCAGAATCAGATTGGCAGAAATACCATGGCAGTTCAGAAGAGGTAAAGGCAATCTTTGCTGAACATGGTTATGATAGGTTTGAACGAGAGATTCTGCATTTATGTTTAGGCAAAGGTGATATGAATTACTTAGAGATGAAAGAGCAAGTTGTACGTGATGTACTATTAAAGCCTGATGAGTATTACAACGCATTTGTTGGTGGTAAAATACATCGAAATCATGTAAAAAACTTGTGTACAAACGCCGAAAAATAGTGTATAATGGTAGTATATAATGAATAAAGACAATGTAATACAGTTCCCATTTGGTGAAATTAGAAATCCTCTAGTTGATCCAGGTCCAGCCATTAATGATGTAGCTGATCATGAAATGGACTTAGCTGCTAGTTGTCTGCAAGATGTTATGTTGACTCTGATTGAACACGGGTATGATGTACATGCCGATGAAGCGTTCTTTACAGATATGGGTTGCATATTGAATATGATATATGCAACCCTCATAAGACGAACTAACCCTGACTACCCATTTGTAGAAGTGTTAGACATCGTACATAAAATGATAATGGAATTAAAAGGTAATACTGAATAATGCTTATACTTGATTTTAACGGCATCGCAATGGGTAACATCATTGTAAACTCAAAACATGGTGAATTGAACGAAGATACTATTCGTCATATGATATTAAACTCTATACGTATGTACGTTAAGAAGCACAAAGCACAATATGGTCAAGTGGTCATTGCGTGTGATGGAGGTTCGTGGCGCAGAGATGTGTTCCCTCAATATAAATGGGCACGCAGGAATAATCGTAAAGAATCTAAGTTAGACTTTGATATGGTATTCTCTGCACTGAATAAGGTGCGTGAAGAGATTGCGGTGAACATGCCTTACAAGGTAGTTTATATCCGTAATGTAGAAGCTGATGATATTATCGGTGTACTTGTTGAACAGACCCAAGAGTTTGGTCAAATGGAAGATGTAATGATTATCTCTGCTGATAAGGATTTCATCCAACTTCAGAAGTATAACAACGTCAAGCAATATTCTCCTATGACTAAGAAGTTCATTCATCATCTAAATCCTGTAAGTTACTTATTCGAACATGTACTTAAAGGTGATGGTTCAGACGGTATTCCTAATGTGTTATCTGGTGATGATACCTTTGTTGAAAGTATTCGACAGTCTCCTATGACTAAGAAGAAGATACAATCGTATATTGATAACGTAGAAAATTTAGAAGAGTTCATGGGTCAAGAGATCTACAGGAACTATAAACGTAACCAGTTGTTAGTTGATCTAGCGTATATACCAGAAGCTATTAAAAAAGATATTATAGATACTTCTGAATCTGTTAAAGTACCACCTCGGATGAAGATCTTGAACTACTTTATTAAGAATCGTTGTAAACTATTAATTGAATGTATTGAGGATTTTTAAAGTGACAATTAACGAAAACATTAACCGACTTACTTTGAAAGAAGTTTTAGATTTGGTAGCTGCAGCTAAGACTGCAAAAGAAAAGGCAGTAGTACTTAAGCATTATGATACTAAGCATCTGCGATACTTTCTTAAGGGAGCATTTGATGATAGTATTGAATGGATAGTTCCTAAAGGTACACCGCCTTACAAGCCTAACACTCATAGAGATTGTGATCATGTGCGTAGGCATATCATCAAACGCTTTAAGTTCTTTGTTAAAGGCGGACCATATATCACTGATATGAAACGTGAAGTGATGTTCATACGGTTACTTGAGAACGTTGATCCAGATGATGCTGAGTTGCTTATTCTATGTAAAGACAAAGAGATGGCTGGAGTATTCAAAGGTCTCACCAAGAAGCTAATCTCAGAATCCTTTCCAGGGTTAATCAAGAAGTAAAAATATATAAATAGATTTATGAAAAAAATAAAAAAGTTTTCATACTGTCGCTTTAGGACCTCCAAGAAATTGGCGGTCCTTTTTTACTTTTAATCCTGGAAAAATAAGGAGTATAAGCATTTCGATCCGTCGTAAACCCAATACATCGAACAGGAAAGATTATATGTTTAACGGTCCCCAAATAGAACGTCTAAAGAAAGATTCAACTGAACTTAGGCATTACATCAAACGACTAGAAAAGGTAGGACATGAGACCCTAGCTTACAAGCTGCAGAAAAAGCAAGCATACCTTCAAGCACGAATAGAGGACATGCGTGAAATTATTTCAAAATAAATGAAAATAACAGTGTACAAGGTCCTCGGTTCATGATATAATAGATCTATATTATGTGCTGAGGACTTTTTATGTCACTAATGAATCCAGGATTAACTACAACATCCTATAAGAAACGTAAGCAAAAAGCTCGCACAAAGAGCCAGCAGCTTCAATTTGAACAACAACACCGTGAATACAATAAAAGTATGAAACGTTCGCATTCTCATGATCTCATGATGTCTTTGCAAGAATACGATTTATATGTGCGCGGCCAGTATAAACCTAA